TTGTCGTCGGCGGGTATGACTTTGCCGCTGGGGCGGTTCTGACGCTGGTCGTTGGTGACTTGGCGAACGTGCTGCGGCAGCTTGTTGATCGTCAGCGTCGGTCGAGCATTGATGCTCTGACCCTGGACCGAGCCACGGGTCGCAAGAACGTCAGCAGGCCACTGCCAGTGATTGTCCGGGGAGCCTGCATAGAACCGCAGATCGTCAATCTCGTCCTCACGGGTCTCCGACCATGCGGCAATCGCCAGCGTCATCCGGTCACGGGCAGCGGCAAGGAGGTCTTTGTCTTTCTCAGCCATCAGTGACCCATCCATGATGATGCAACCATTGGTCCCCGATGCCCAGCGTAGACCTTGGAACGGGGTGTATTGGCCGGAGTATATTCTTTTCTAGCCACAGGGAAAGCGAAAGTTACGGCGATGGCATCCCCGATGTCTGGGGAAGGCAGTCCACGGGCCTTCATGTCCTTCTTCGACTCCAGCTGGATCGCGCCGCTGGAGGTGAACATCACCCGGACCCCTGTCAGGTCGGCCATCAGGCGCTTGTTCTCCTCAATCGAGGCTGTTTTGAGCCAATCGCGCATGGCGCACCATATTTCAGCCCGTTTGTTCAGGTGCGCCTTCGGATTCTTCGGTTTCCACCCGAAATTCACCCCTCGCACCTTGTACCGCTGCTCGATCAGCCTGTCATAGATGCCAGCGCCCACCCCGCCCTCGTCGATGCAGGTCATCTGGGGCTTGTAACGCTCGATGGCGTCGATGATGTTGCCCACGGAGCGCATCGTATCGTCCCCGGAGTGCCGTTCTATGGCAACGATGTCGCGTCCCTGGCGCACCACGATCACCGTGCTGTCCGCGCCGCTGCGCGCCGGGTCGATCCCCATGATGATGGGTGCTGACGGGTCGTTGTGCGCCTTACGGGCGAACGCCTGCATGACCAGCGTGGGCGAGATGAAGCTGCCCTCATCGTCCAGCGGGAACTGGCCGTAGACCTCGACCCGCGCCTGGTACGAGTCCTCACCAAACTCCGCGATGATCTGCTCATACATCGCCTTGTCGGTGCCCTCCACGGTCCTCGCGTCGATGTTGTCGGTGAGCCAGAAGTCGCGCTTCTTGCCGAAGCACTCGAAAAAGTACCCCGTGTTGCGCCGGGGGTTGCTGAACGCGAACCAGAACCGATTCGGAGTGTTCTCCGTGAAAAACCCCCCTGCAACCGACCAGATGCCGTCCGGGATGCTGGCGGCTTCGTCGAATATGACGCACATCCCGAGCATGTTGTGCGGCCCCGCGTACCCGTCCGGGTTCTCTGCGGACCACAGCTTGCCCTCTGCGGACCAGTATCGGGTGCCGATCTTGAGGTCACGCTCCACGATCTCGGTCAACCATGCGGCAGGGACCAGCTTGGTGGCCGATGGCTCCCACCAGTGCGCGTTGGATGCCATCGTGGACCACTTCATCAACTCAGCCCATGTGACCGACCGTAGCTGGTTCTCGCTGTTGGCGCTGACGATCACGCTGGAGCCGATGCGGGTGGACAGCATCCACAGGATGATCCACCCCACCAGCGCGGACTTGCCGATGCCGCGCCCCGATGCTATCGCCAGCCTCATGGCGTTGAAGTCCACCTTGCCGTGGTTCGATGCCACATGCCGCCCGATCTGCACCAGCACCTTCTGCTGCCACTCACGCGGCCCCGTGAAGTGCTCCAGCGGCGTCCCCTGCACGCCCCACGGGAACACGGACATGACGAAGATGAGCGGGTTGTTGTAGTACAGGGGCGATGTGATCTGCTCCAGCAGCTCCTGCTCCTGCTGCGGGGTCGATACCAGCGACTTAGCCATCAGGTGTCATCCTCATCATCGGTGGGGGTGTCGGTTGGGACGAGAGGGTACGGATTGTCCGCCTTGATGGTCACATCGGTCGGTGGCAGGAGGTTGTTGAGCCTCTCCACCATCGCCATGCCCTGCCTCTCCCGGTCCTTCATCAGTCCGACCAGCGAGATGCTCTGGTGGCCCGTAACGTCCACCTTGGTCGTGGTGATGAACTCCTTCGGGTCGGCCAGCGCCATCAGTTTGAACCGTGCGTCCACCGCCAGCTTGGACCGCGCCACATCGTCGATGGTCTGGTCCGTTCCATCGGCCTTCGCCAGGATGTCCCCCCTCATCAGGTGCGCCGCCACCCTGCAAGCGTCCTTGTAACGCCTCTCACGGGTGGGGTCGGCCAGTATCCATCGCATGAACCGACCAGGGGTGATGCTGCGATGGTCACGCGACAGGAACAGGGAAATGCCCTCTCCGTTCTCTACCGCATCGACCGCCTGATCGAAGATGGCCTCGAATGTGTCCATCATGTCTTGCTTGCGTAGACGAGCAAGTTCCAGCGGGGATACGGTCGGGGGGTCGAGGTCGAGGTCGAGGCCGAGGTCGAGGGACGGGTCAGGGTTGAGTGCCTGTAACCATGCGGGAATAGGAGTGGCAGTCTGCTGGGTCATACCACGATATTACACGGGTCTGTGTTTCTTGTGGGGCTGATGGGGAGCAAGTGCGTCACTTGGTGTTACAGAACAAGAATTCTCAGAAAATAAAAAAATTGGTTCTGGGTCCTTCCAGCCTCAGCAGCGCAGAGCCAAGGCCCTGCCACCCGGCCACCCCCCACCCCCTGGAAAATCGAACCCTGGACGCAGCGGGTCGAGATGCTCGGTCAACCCTGGACGCAGCGGGTCGAGATGCGCCAAGCTGCATGACACCCGGACACACCGACACAAATTCATGTTGCACACCCTGTAATCCCGTGTTACACTGCAAGCTGCATGACACGATGGATACCCGGACACATTGACACAAATTGTCGTATGACACTTATTGTCACGGTCAATATGACAATTATTGTCACATTGTCTCAGGATATGTGAACTATGGTATTCATTTATCAATGTTATTGAGTTGGCATGCAGATTGCATTGTTATTCGCGTCAACAACCCGTAACCCTGAAAGAAACCTATCATGAAACTGAATACGTATCACATCGAAGTCACCGACACATTTGGCGGAGAAGCTAACTATTCATGGAAACGCGAGTACATGGTACGTGCGAGAACTATGCGCGGAGCAATCCAGGTTCTTGCCCGCAAAGATATCCCAGGATGGAGCAAGGTCTATGGAGACTTCGACAATGCGCGCTATGACTTGTCAGGCGCGTGTGTCTGCTGCTTCGTTACTTACGTCGACCCCGGCGAGTCTATCTATGCCGATGTTCCGTTTATTAATTAACCTTTGGAGAAACCTATCATGAAACAATCCGTCAATTTTTCCGCGTTCGTGGACGCTTTCCATGCGTATAACCGATATAACCAATTCGGATATACCGCGCTGCGAATCCTCTTTGACTATCTCGAAGAGCTGGAGCAGGACACGGGTGAAGAACTCGAACTCGACGTTATCTCATTGTGCTGCGATTACTCAGTCGATAGTGTCCAAGACATTGCATCCAAATACGACATCGACACCAGCGGCTGCGAAGATGAAGACGAACGGTTCGAGGTTGTGATGTCGTACCTGCAAGACAACACCAGCGTCTGCGGCGACTATGAAGGTGAAGGTGATCACTACATTGTCTATTGCAGCGCGTTCTAAAGGAGCAGACCATGAAAACCACCACATTCTATGCAGCATGGAACAACTATGCACCGCAGCCCGATCCATCAATGAACCGGGATCGGGCAGCCAAGTTGCTGAAGGCATGGCGCAGGAATTCACGCAAGAAGACAAACAATCCACTATGGGTTTGTAAACGGATCGCGCCACATCAATACTTTGTCAAGGTTCGCGATTGGGACACTGAATCACACACCATGATCATTGGCAACATTTAACCAAGGAGCACAGACCATGAAACACACAATCCACGTTGCAGGCACACGCTGCGTATTGTCAGTGGACATTGCGAACTATCCAAAGGTTCGCGACAAGCTGGAAAAGCTTGTCAAGGCAAAACCCCGCAAGCCGACAATCAAGATCGACAAACGCGAGTATCCGGTGTCTGGTCGACACATGGATACCGCGTCCTATGTCAAAGCCTTCTGGGAACTGAATTTCAAGGCAGCATCGCCAGAGGATCGCATTGCCTTCTACGAACCCTTGTCCAAACATGCCCAGGAATGGCCCCAGGAACCTCTGCACGAGGTTTTGGACGAGGATGAAGGGTTACCCACCACCATTGCATTCGATGCCCCTGAGAGCCTTCCAGCATGGCTTACTGCGGGTGTTCCGCCGTCATGGTTGACCAAGGGTTGACCCGGAACCTGCGGAACCTGCGGGGTTCTGGGTTCTGAGGATCGTCCAGTGGGGCGCAGAATCACTATCATTTTTGATTGTCATAATGTTCTACAATACGGCAAAATCATGCAATAACTTACCCAGGAAGACAAAAATAGATGATATTTATTCTCATTTACTTTTTACCCCCAGAAAACCAGACCCCTTATAGGCGCATCATAGAAACCTTGCTATCATTTCCAGAGCATCGTGTTTTTTCACCTATGTAGGAATTTGAAGGTATTGCATGATTTTGCTGTATAACGTGGTAACATCACCCATTGTCATAAATCCAAGAAAGACCATCATGAAACGACTTGGCAAACCCCCGAAAGATCGGACCATCCTGAAAACAATTCGAACCAAAGGACTTTGGTTCAATGACCGGACTGGCAACTTTCACCAGACACTGAAGGTATGGGTAAAGCGTGGTGACATGTCAGAAGACAGGGGAATATTCGAAACCCCTGGCGGGTTGGTCCCGAACCATCCAACAACGGGTCAACCCCTGGAGAGCACCGACCACAACCGTGGCCTTCGGATCAACCCCAAACCAATAGGCACGCTCAACAGGGGTACCGTTTACGTCCGGGTCAACGGCAAGACATGGAACGCTGCAGCGATTGCATGGAAAGAGCAGACCGGCGAAGAGCTGCCCAAGGGGACACGGATACGCCATAAGGATGGCAATCCTTGGAACAACCACATTTCGAACCTGGAGCGCGTTGGAGCAGGCACTGGCGGGTCATATCAGGCCGCTACGCGCGTTGCAGGTGTCCGGGTATCCCTAGGTAGCTACAAGACACGCGAAGCCGCTGTAGAGGCTGTAGCTGCGTTCAGGGCCAGTGTTGGTGCTGGACCCGTGCGTAAGTATGAGAGAAAACCCGTTACGACTGCGGTTACACAGTCGGCTACTTTGTAGGAGAGATTGAAATGAGAACACACATTGAGATTGGTCAAACCCTTGTTTGCCATAAAACAGGAATGCCTTTTGTTGCTGCGCTTGACGGTTGCACTACCAACTACGCCACGGATAACGCTGGTCATGTGTACAGTGATGATGGTGTCAGCCTGATGGACATGGAACACATCAAGGAACACTCGAAACCCGTTGGCGCATACCTGAGCGGTGATGGTAAACACATCACAGGCTGGAAGGGGAATATCCTGGCGACAGTAACCCAAACGTCAGTCAGTCGCACGGGATGGTATGGATCAAGCATCACCCACATTCAGGCCGTTGATCAGTTTGGCGGCCGTTGGTACGGGAAAGGTGCGGGTAACGGCATATGCATCACCATTCGCCCTATGAATGGGAAAGCCAAATGAAACAACTTGCACTTGACATGTCCCTGTGCCTTGCGATTGGTGTCGGTCTTGCGCTGGCACTGATTGAGTGGTGGACCTGACCGAGCGTAGAACGTAAACCCGTAACTTTTGGAGAATTGATAATGATTGATCTGAACAAGGTAACTGCTTCCTGGATGAAATCTGAGGATGGTTGGTTAATCGCTCCTAAGGGATTGGCATGGATTGGTGAAGGAAACCATCTGAAAATTGGCAATGAGTGCCAACTTGGCAATGAGT